GCGGCAGCGGCGGCATCGGCCTGCGCTTCGAGCGCGGCGGCAGCGTCGGCATCGGCCTTGGCTTGTGCATCGGCGGCGTCCTGTGCGGCCTTCTGCGCCGCCAGTTCCGCTTCCGTCGGGGTTGCGGTCGGCGGCGTCGTCGCGTCGCCTTGCGCGCCCGAATTCACGCCTTCCTGCGTGCTTTCCGTCGTCGTGTCGGCGGCGGCTTTGGTCTTGCTCGTCTTGGTGGTTGCCACGGCGGTATTCCCTGTATCCGGTTTGAAAACGGCGGCATGGGATTTACGCCCATGCCACCGCGTCAGCTACTACGCGGCTCGCGCCGCGCACGGCTTACGCCGCTTTTTGAAGGTTCTTCACCGTGATAAGCGTGCAACCGACAGCCGACATTTGGTGCGGGTTGACACGGTTGAACGAACGGGCGTTGAAGCCGTAGCCGGTCTTGAGGGTTTCCGTCGTGCCGAGCGGCTCGAACATCGGAGCCGAGGCGTCGCCCATGATGATCGGGCAGCGCGCGGTCTGCGTGGAGCGGCCCACACAGATGATTTCCGACGTCGAACCGTCGGCGGCTTCGTTGACGACCTTCGGCGAGTAATAGACTTCGTACACGCCGAACAGCTTGCCGACGCGGAAAATGCCCGGACGGTCGGTGATGCCCGACGACTGGAACAGCGTCGCGTCGAGCGAGCGGAACAGTGCGGCCACGAACTTGCCGACGTACATGTGCGTGATGCCGTGGTCAGCCGTAGCTTCGGCCATCGCCTGCGACGCCATGCCGAGAACCGATGCGAAATCCTGAAGGATTTGCGCGCGGGTCTTCTGCGCGATTTGATTCGTGTAATCGAAGTCGTATTCCCACGCGCCTTGGAATGCGCCAATCATCTTGGCCTTCTTCAGTGCGTCGTAATGACGTTCCATCGAATACTGACCGCGCACGGCCATCATCGCTTCTGCGCCTGCATCGACGCCGACTTCGTTCGAGAACTGCGAACGAGCTTCCGGCGTGACTTGGTACGTGACGCGGAACGGGTTCGCGAACAGTTGGAAGACCTGAGCCTGCACTTGCATTTTCGGGGTCTTTTCCGGGCGCGTTTCGTAGTCCACGGCCACTTCCACGGTCACGACCGTGCCAGCGGGCAGAGCCGCACCCGGCGTCACGACCACTTCGCCGGACGCGGGCTTGACCGTGCCGGTGATCGCGTAATCGGTGCCCGCGATGGTGCAACCGCCCATGAGCGGAACGCTTGCTGCCGTGCTCGAACCGTTCTGGATTTCCTGCACGGCAATCATGCCGTTGACGTACACGATGGTGCGACCGCGCAGCATCGTCAGCACTTCGCCGCTGCCGTCTTCGCCGTCGTAGAACGTGACCTTGTAGTTCGCCGTGTCGTTCGGAGCCGACAGCGACTTGGTACGCGAGGAACCCATGAACGATTCGCCTTGCGCGATACCGTCCATCAAGTTGCCTTGCTTGTAGCCGCCCCAGTTCGAACCGGCTTGGTGCGACACGATAATCAGACGGGCTTCGTTCGAGCCACGGTCGGCGGGCAGGTAGCCAGCGAACGGGCAGGCTTCAGCGAGCGCGCCGAGGATCGCGACGATAGGCGCGTTCGGCGTGAGCGAAATCTGATCGTGATGGTTGTTCGTTGCCGAGTCGTAAATCGACTTGGCTTGGTCGATTGCCGTCAGCAGCAAGTCGCCCGACGGCATGAAACCGTGTTCGCGCTGGAACACATTCACGCCATCGAAAATCGCCTTGACGATCTTTTCTTCTTCGATGTTCGTCACGCCAAGCAGTTCGTTCAGCGCGGTCGGCAGGTTGCCCGATTCTTTCGCGGCGGTGATGCCAGCTTCGGCAGCGGCAGCGGAGTCGAGCATCATGCCCGGCTTGCCTTCGGCGTTCGCCACGCCATGCACGAAGTTTTCGACTTCGCGCTGATCGGACAGCGTGTACTTACGGTTTTGAGTTCCGTTCATGTTCATTCCATCAAAAGAGTTGGTTTTCAAAACAAAGCACGGAACCCCGTACTTTTTCTTTGAGCCTTCATTTTCAAACGCACTTCTTTGAAAGCACGTTTGCGTTTTCCTAGTTACGAAAAGCCCGCGAATGCCCGTATTTATTGGAGTTGCGCGAGCAGGTCATCGCGCTTGACCGTTGCTTCCGAAATCGCTTCGTCCAGTGCCGTGACCTTTTGCTTGATCGCATCGAGCAGCTTCGGCGCGGCGGTGCGCACGGTCGGCGGCAGGGGCGTCTTCGTCTTCGCGAGCGCCGTCTGAAACTTGGTGCGCCCCTTGTCCATCGCCGCCGCAATCTCTTTGATCGCTTCGGCGTGGTCGTCGGGGTTCTTCAGCGGGACCGCCTTGCCGTTGATACGGACCTGCGCGACGTCGCCCGACGCATTGACGCCAAAGCGCACCGTCTGCGAGTCGGAGAAGCCGAATTGCACTTCGCGGTACTCGACGCCAAGCGCCTTTTTCGTCTTCGCATCGACGTCCACGGACACGACCGTTGCGCCCGCCTTTTTGAACGCCTTCTTCGCGTCCGCAATGGCCTTGTCTTTGTGCGACAGGTTGTAAATGTCGAAAATGAGGTTCTGCATTGCGTTGTCCTTTACGGGATCGGCGGGCCGACACGGTTGCCGTCGCCTTGTTCCATGTGCGCGTGACCTTCCAGCGAGATATTTCCGGCCTTGATATCGCCGGTCGCTTCAATGCCGCCGTCAATCTGCGCGGATGCGCCCGAGCCGCCGCTACCTTTCATGCCGCCCTTGTAGGTCAGCAGTCCGTTGACGGTCGCATTGCCGTCGATTTGCACGTCGCCAGTGACGTGCGTGTTAGGCGCTTCCACATAGGCGAGCGGCGTCACGACATGCACTTGCGTACCGGCGATGACCTGAAACGTGTTGTCCGCGTTGAATTCAAAGTTTGCGTGCTCGAATCGCCGCCAATCCATTGCGTTTTCCTGATTGCGCGGGCGGTATCCGACGATGACCGGATGCCGCGTATCGCCGCCCTGAAACGCGAGCCATATCCGGTCGCCCGGCTTGATACGGATTTCGGTGTGTTCCGACTTGTCGCCGATAGGGTTGAGCAGTTCGGCGCGCGGTTGCTCGCTTGCGCCATCGGTCAAACCGGGAATGCGCACGCGGTACATGCGCGCGCCCCGGTCGTCCGCGCTTACCGTGTCGATGAAACCGGGCATGAGTCCAATCACGAGAGCACTCCTAGCCAAACGCGCGTGTATTGGGAGCCGCCGCCGCCGTCCGAGCCGTTATCCAAGTGATGCGCGACCGTCATCAAAACCATCGGTGTGCCCTGCACGTTGAGCATGTCGCCCGCGCGCAATGCCGGGTTGATCGTGGTCGTCACGGCCCGCTTATTCACGAGCACGCGGCCCATTGCGTTCAGTTGCGCGAGCGTCTTGCGCGGCGTGAATGCGAGCTTTTGCGCGGCGTCTTTACGCGTCGCGCTGATAACCTGCCCGTCGGGGCCGATGGAATAGAAAACGGGTATTTGGTCCGCGACGAGATGCGCGGAGTTGACCGACTCGCTCGAATCGACCGTGAGCGACGTGATCGGCGTCTGTGCGAACAGGTCGCGAAACGGCATGACCTTCAGCGACTTGCCGCGCCACATGGCCGCGCCGCCCATTTCCTGCAAAGCGCGCGCGATGGCGAAGGTCGGAATCTCGCCGACGTGACACGAGAACAGGTCGAGTTGGATATCGCCCTGCACAGGCACGGTGCCGCCGCATCCGCGATACGCGCCCGCGAGTGAGCCGTTCGTGAAAATCGCCGCCGCCGTGCGCGGCAGCGCGAGCGCTTGCAGGCCGTCGGGGAACGCCGTGACATGCGTGCCCGAAAACGGCTCTTTACCCTGCACGCCGCCGTCCGCCATGTGTTGCGGCACGGCCTTGACGATGCGCATAGGCACGTCATTCACGACGAGCACCGCGCCGTCCTTAAACTGCGCGGCGGTCTGCGTGGTCGTGCGGAACACGCCTTCGAAGGTGAGCGGGATAGGCGCTAGGTCATACCGAAGCGTCGCCTTCAGCATCATGTCGCCGCGCACGTCTTTCACGACGATCATTAAACAGTCTCGATCGGTTGAAAGAAGGCGAGGCGCGGCATGACTTCGGTTTCCTGTCGCTCGATATCGGCCTGCACGCTCGACACGTCGCGCCCGAAGACTTCGACGCCTTGCTGCCGCGAGGTTTCGAGCACGCGCGCGTTCTCGCGCTCGACATACAGCATGTAGAGCGGCTTGATGATCGACCACTCGGACGGGGTGATTTCCGTCTGTGCGTCGAGCACCGCAGGCGCGGCGGGAGTCGGCGCGGGCGGCACGGCGGGCGTATCGCTATCGCCCATGCGCGTGCCGGGACCGAAGTCGATGCCCGACGAGAT